TGTAATTTATTTAAAATAGTCTATATTAAAGATGGGTGCTTTAAAGGCCCATTTTATTAACTGTCTAACAAGGAGGTTAAATGACATTCGATAAACTACCATCAATCTTTAAACAACTTAGACCTGTCTCAATCGGGTTCGATAATCTTTTCGATCACTTCGAAAATTTTTTCGACGAGTATGATAATGTTCGGTCTTCGTTGACAGCTAATTTTCCTTTTTACAATATTGTAAAGAAGGAAAACAATAAGTTCGATATTGAAATAGCTTTAGCAGGCTACGACAAGAAGGACATTGCTGTAGAACACGCAGATAGTGTACTAACTATAAAATCTGTGAAGGAAATTAAATCCGATAAAGAAAAAGACGGAGTGATCCATCAAGGAATCGCGAAGAGATCTTTTTCTAAAGCTTTTACCATCGCCAATGATGTAGAAATCAAAGGTGCTGAGTTAAAAAACGGATTATTGAAAATATCCTTGGAGAAGATTGTTCCTGAAGGCAAAAAGCCAAAAATGATCACGGTAAAATAGAGAATTAGAAAATTCTGCGCGCCTCGCGCGTATATCCTACTAAATCCATGATCTAAGTTCTTCGCCCATTACTTCAGAGGCGATATTAATTTTCTTGCGGAGGGATTTGACGATTTTTTCATCGACGGTTTCTTCCGCGAGAATATCCACATAGGTTACAGATTTCTTTTGCCCGATCCGGTGAGCACGGTCCTCGGACTGAATTCGTTTTTCCAGGTCATATCCATTAGAATAGTAAATGACGGTATTAGCCGCCGTCAGTGTAATACCATATCCACCTGTTTGAGCAGTTCCTACGAAATAGCGTACTTTAGAATCATTCTGAAAAGCATCACGATTCTTCTGTCTTTGATCTTGAGGTGTCAACCCGTAATAATCAACCACGGACCCCGGACCATATTCTTTGATAAGAGCTTTTTTAATAATTTGTACATCTTTTTGCCAATGCACCCAAATAATAGCTTTACCTTCTACTTCATCTAAAATATCCATTAACTCCTTTAATCTATTATTCTTGATTTCTTGAGTCGTGCCATCATCGGCTACAAAATGACCACAGGTAATTTGTTGCAATCTCATTAATTGAGTCAAAGCATTTACAGTGGTAACTGTTTTCTCATTTAAAATAGCTAAAGCCTCTTCCTTCATTTGCTTATAGACTTTTTGTTGCTCGTCCGTTAAGCTTATCACCCTTTTCATGTAAATTTTATCAGGTAAATCCAAACAATCTTCTTTTAAGACACGATAAGAAAAAGGTTTTAATTTTTCAGATAGTTCAGCTAAATGTTTAAATCCTGCAACTAATTGAATAGAGCGTCCAGCAATATGAGCCGTTTTCATAATCGCATAACGTGTTCTGAATGAATAATAGGATTGATGATCCAAATGATAAGGATCTAAAAAATAACATTGAGTAAATAAATCTAAGGGATTCTTAGTAACAGGAGACCCTGTTAAAATTCTTCGGTATTGAGCACGATCTGCAAGTTGAAGGATATTTTTAGTACGTTTAGCTTTAGGATTTTTAATCGTTGTTGATTCATCTATCACCATTAAAGTTTTATGAGAAAGCATAAATTTTTGAGCAAATTGACTGCCTTTTACAGTACTAAAGGCTTCTATATTCATAATTAGAATATGTAGTTCTTCTCCTGTTTTAAATAAGGTTCCTAGTTTTCTTGATTGACCCTTAGTAATATTGGCTTGCCACAGAACGGTCACATTCTCAATATGATTGGGCAGGTGCGCAGGCAACTCTTGATTGTGCCAGGTTCCAACTACTCCTTTAGGGGCAATGATTAATGCTCCATCAATTTTACCTTTATCATAGAGCATAGCCATATTATCAATGAGTACTTTGGTTTTACCCGTACCCATTTCCATAAAATAGGCAAACGTTTCCCTATTCCAAGACATCTCTAATGCCTTAAGCTGATGCTTATACGGTGGTGTCTTAAACTTATATTTCATCTTTCTATTGACTTAATATATAGGATATCTTATATGTAATGTCAATGCTAGAAAGTATAGATTATAAAGAAATAAAAACTACACCTGCGACAGTGTACGTTATTCAGGAAATTGCAGGAACCAGAGATGGACGTCCTAAAATAAATATTATGGGAGCAGCTGAATTTGGAACATTTAAATTTCTGTTACCTGAGCTTTCTCAAATTATTTTTTCACCTGGTCCTTTAATTTTTAAACTAAGAAAAGGTTTACAAAACTATCGTCCCAAAGATTTCTTGTTACTAACCGGAGATCCTGCTATTATTGGTGTGGCTTGTTCTATAGTTTCTGACATGACAAATGGAAAATATCAATTACTCAAATGGGATAAACAAGAAAGAAAATATTATCCTATTCAAATTAATTTACATGAGAAAGGAACAATCGATGAGTGATATTAATTTTGAAAAAGATCAAGAGGAAATTTTAGATCGTACACAGAATCTAACTTCTTTGGCTGATCAAGTTAAAAACTTGAGAACTTTGGAAGATGAAGTGAAGACTGAGGAAGAATTATTAAAAAATAAGAAAAAAGAATTAGAACGAATTTCAGGAGAAGTTATTCCTACACTTTTAAGTGAAATGGGACTCTCTTCTCTTAAACTTGCAGATGGATCTGCAGTTGATGTGAAACCGTATTATGCAGCTAACATCTCTTTAAAAAATAGAGAAGCGGCGTATAATTGGCTTCGTTCCAATGGCCTAGGTGATATAATAAAGAATGAAATCACCGTTTCCTTTGGAAAGGACGAAGATAACAAGGCGACAACATATGTTAACCTTGCGAAGGGTCAGGGGTATCAACCAACACAAAAGTTGAAGGTTGAGCCTATGACCCTGAAAGCGCTAGTCCGTGAGCGTACAGAAGCAGGTAAAGAAATGCCAGCGGATATTTTTAACGTGTTCGTAGGAAACCGAACCAAAATAACAAGGAAACAATAAACATGAACAAAGAAACAAATATCGCGAAACGCGAAAATGCAGGTGCATTGGCTACAAATATATTTGAAGCGGATGCAAATGCTGGCTCTCAAAACATGACGCAGGATGATCTTGCGTTACCTTTTCTGAAAGTCTTGGGACAATTATCTCCAGAAATTAATAAACAACACGCTAAATTTATTAAAGGAGCCGAATCTGGAATGATTGTAAACAGCGTAACCAAAGAACTTTATGATGGAACTAAAGGTATAAATATTATACCTGTCCATTATGAAAGACACTATGTCGAATGGCAAGACAGAGGTCAAACAGGAAATGCTCCTGTAGCAATCCATAAAGCAGACAGTGATATCATCAGTACAACTACTCGTGATAAGTCTTGGAAGGATAGATTACCAAATGGTAATTATTTGGAAAATACTGCAAATCACTTCGTGATTCTTTTAGGAAAAACTCCATCTACAGCATTGATATCTATGAAGGCTACTCAATTAAAAGTTAGTCGAAAATGGAACTCATTGATGATGGGATTGAAACTACAAGGGAAAAATGGCTTATTTACACCGCCAACATATAGCCACATTTATAATCTAAAAACTGTTCAAATGTCTAATGACAAAGGAACATGGTTTGGATGGGATGTATCTAGAGTTGGTCCTATTACAGATAAAGGTGTTTATCAAATTGCTAAAAACTTTGCTGAAAAAAATACCAAAGGTTTAGTAAAAGTTAAGCATGGTGAAACAGCTGAAGAAACCAAGCAACCTTCATTAGATTTGTAATCTTCCTTTGCGAAGGAAAGAAGGGGCGGCAGCGGGAGACTTAAACCGCCCCGGTAATAATATGATAAACAAATTTAATAATGGGGATGCACCCAATACGTATGAACACTGGATAGATTTAGGTAGAATCATAATTCCATGTTTAAAAGGGAGGCCAATAGTAAAAAATTGGCAAGACTCCAGTTTTAAAATATCGAAAGAAGAATGGAAAAAGAAATACACTCACTGTGCAATAGGATTGAGATTAGATCAAGATATTGATTTTGATATCGATAATGATTTAACGAAAAGATTCATAGAAACTTATGTAAAAACTTCTGGTAGTATATTTGGTCGTGATAGTAACCCTTCAAGTCATTATATTTGGAAGGGTAAATTAACTTTTAAACAATTTATACTACCATCAGAATTAAAAGATCATTGTAAAAATTTACCACATGGAACAACACTTTGTGAAATAAGAACTGAAGCAAAACATTATACTATAGTTCCTGGATCAAAACATAGCAAAGCAAACGAAAACGTAAGATGGGAAAAATATGAAGGCATCAATGAATATCCAGGTAATTTAAACACTGATTTAAGAAAAGTAGCTCTCTCTACTGCGTTATGTATTCTTTATGCTCCACAAGGTCAAAGGGACACCTATTGCACTGCAATTGCAGGTGTGCTCCTCAAACACACCAATTGGAGTGAAGAAGAAATCAATGAATTTGTTTATAATCTAGCTCTCGAATCTGATGATAATGAAGCAGAAAAGAGAAAATCTAAAGGTTCCAGTGGTAAAAAAGCAAATAGAAATCTTGGTCTACCAAAACTTGCTGAAATAATTGGATGCTCTACAAGAGCCGTTGCAGAATTATTTAGCTGGGTTGGAGTTGAATATGCAGCAGGAAAAGAAATTGCACAGGAAGCAGTTGGAGACATTATTGAGTATGGTCATGATAGATACATAGTTAAAGTAAATGCATTTATTAATGGTGTGTTAAAAGAAAAAGAAATTAGAATAACTGGACCAACGCTCAAGAAACAAGAGCCTTTCTATGATGAAGTAATTGCACAAGCATCGGTCTGGATTCCTAAAATGAAGGGTCCAGAGTTTGAAAGGATTATGATGCAGAAATTTAATAACAGGACTCAATCAGAAGATTATGTAGAAGAAGCCAATGAAGATCTTGTCTTCATAAAATACTTTGCTCAGTATATTAAAAAAGAACAAGCTTTTTCAGATAAAATTAATTTACTTGAATACAAACGTCCACATTTCAATATGACAAAAAGATCTTTAGAATTTAATCTAGATTCTTTTGAAGATTTTTTAGTAGAAAAAAGAGTGAAGATTAAAAGGGTAGACCTTGTTATGAACATACAAAGAATATTAAAAGCTAAAAAATATCATGGGAAAGTTAAAAATAAGTCTTGTGTGTCTTGGAGAATAGAAGAATATGATTTAGCAAAAGAGGATCTTGTCATCGATGGAGAATATGAAGAAGCCAAAGAAACAGAAAGGATAACAGATGGAACCTAGATTTATAGTTGGACCACCAGGAACAGGAAAAACACATAAGAGGATAATTAAACTATATAAAGAATGTTTTCCTAAGTATACTCCAGAGAAAATAGTACTGCTTTCTCACACGAACGTTGCTGTTGGTCAAATCCTAAATGCAATAATGAAACTTAAAGAAGTAAAAGGATACACAAGAAAAGATTTTGAGGACCGCATATGCACCATTCATCATTACTGTAACCATAAAATTATGGGAAACAAAGGATTATTTTCAAATGAAGATTTGAGAGGTTTATGTATAACGGAAGATGGAAGAGGATTTCGTCAAAGTAAAGAAAGAGACGTTGAAAAACATCCTGTCCTTAATTTTATTAAAGATGCTCGAGGTCATGGAAGAGATTTAGATAAACATTGGAATCATTCAAATACAGATAAAAAAGATTTACTTGAGGCAAATTATAATATTGAAAATATAAAGGAATTAAACCAAGCGTATAAAGATTATAAGAACGATAAGGAAAATAGATTACAAGATTTTGCGGATATGATTGATGAGTTTAATTCTTTAACTAAAGAATCTGATGTCGAAGTTTTAATTGTTGATGAGGCTCAAGATTCTAATGTTCCTCAGCTCAAAGCCATTAAAAAAATAGCTAAACATGTAATAGATGGCCATTTTTATTTAGTTGGAGACCCTGATCAAACAATTCATGAGTATGCCGGATCAGATGCTGAATGGTTTCATAAAGCTGCAGCTCATCCCTACGATGAATTAGAGCAGGGGCTTAGATGTGGCCGTGCTATTAACGAATTTTGTAAAAAAATCATAGCCCCTATATGGAAACATTATGAATATGAAGGTGGTGGAAGAACCTGGTTACCAGCCGTCTATAATAAAAAATATCACGAAATACCAGAGGGATGTAAGGAGGGAGATATTATAGAAGGACATAAATATGAATTAACAGACCTTAAGCCTTCAAAAAATTTAGACATTCTTATAAATAAAATGAGAAACACTAAACAGAGTTTTATATTTTCTTTCAGAGGAACTCCTAGTCATAAACTTGTAACTAAATTTCTACAGCACTATGGTTTTGAATATGCCCGTGTAGATAACAGTGCTTATGTTTCAAAAAAAGAATTAAGGTGTCATTTTGAATGGCCTAAATTTATGAAAGGAGAACCTAAAAGTTTCAACCAAATAAAAGACTTCCATTTTTATTTAGGACGTAAAGCTTTAATACATGGCGCAGGAAAAGAAGACTTTAAGGAATGGATCAAGAAAGATTACACTTATAGTGAATTAGTAAAAAATAAATTTTTTAAACCTAACCTAGATAAAGAATTTGATCTTCTCAGAAAAGAACGTGACAGTGATCGAATGATTTATATAAAGAATGTTTTAAGAAGAAAAGTGGATTGGGATGAAAAAATCAGAATTAAATATGGAAATATACATAAAGTTAAAGGAAAAACTTTTGATAATGTAATTGGAGATTTATCACTATACAGACCCGAATCTTGGTTTGCACAGCGTAGATTAGCCTACACAATGTTTAGTCGAGGTATTTTTGATGTATGGGTTTTAAAAACCCAATCAGGGAAAGAATTAGGAAACTACGGTCCCGTTCCTATTAGAAGACCAAGGTCAATGGATGAAGATCAGTTTCACCGAAGATGGAGACCAGATTGGAATGAAATTGAAAACCCTAACAATAATGACAGGAGAATATGAACGTCTATAAAAAACAAATAGGAGGATCCCATTACAAGAACATGGTGGTTCAGCCGAGTGAGTTTATAAACAAGAACAAATTGCAATTTGCAGAAGGAAATGCTATTAAATATATCTGCAGACACGCACATAAAGGAGAAATTCAAGATTTGGAAAAAGCAAAACACTATATTGATATGATTATTGAAAGAGATTACGGTGATCATACTAAACCTTTACCTTATGGTTTTACTTTAATTAAACCAAAAGATCCGGACATGACTCCCATGACAGAAGAAGAAGAATATCGTAATGCAGGGATTACTAAAGAAGAGGCAGAGAAAAAATAATGTGTTCAGCTCCACAACTAATCGATCTTGATTTAAAAGGGATTGATACCGTTGCAGTTGACTTGGAAACTTATGATCCAGATTTAAAAGATAAAGGGTCAGGAGCAGTACGAGATAACGGTTGGGTATGCGGTATTGCTATAGCCACTGGTAAACAAACACTTTATTTTCCTCTTGATCACAAAGAAGTCAAGAATATTCCTTCCGAGGAAGCATGGAAGTATCTTAACGAAAAATTATTTCAAAACCCTAATATTAAAAAAGTATTTCATAACGCCATGTATGATGTCTGTTGGATTCGTAAAGAATCAGGACTCATGCCTCACGGACCACTGCTCGATACAATGGTCGCTGCTTCAATTATTAATGAAAACAGAATGAAGTATTCATTAGATTCTCTCAGTAAAGACTACTTAAAAGACAAGAAATATAAATACGATTTAAAGGAAAAAAGTCAGGCTGCTCCTTATTTTATCAATGATCCGATGACTAATATGCACAAACTCCCTTATGAATTGGTAAAAGAGTATGCAGAACAAGACGTTAATTTAACTCTACGTTTATGGAGACACTTTGAAAAAAAATTAAATCAAGAAGAAAAAGTGGAAATTGGAACACCAGATGAAAAAGTAAAAACTTTAAAATCTATTTTTGAATTAGAGACTGCATTATTCCCCTGTCTTGTTGATATGAGGTTTAAAGGAGTTCGAATTGATATTGAAAGAGCCAAGAAATTTGGAGAAAGACTAAAGAAAACTAAAAATAATATAGTTGAGTATATTAAAAGAAGAACAGGAATTAAAATTGAGATCTGGGCAGCAGCCTCTATTAAAAAACTTTTAGATAAATTAAAAATAAAAGATTATAAAACTACACCGAAATCTAATTTACCTCAATTACCTAAAGATTATTTAAAAACTCATAAGAATCATTTCATAAGATTAATTGCTAAAGCTAGAGAGTTTGACAAAGCAAAAGGCACTTTTGTTGAAGGTCTTTTAAAATTTGTTCATAAAGGAAGAATTCATGCTGATATTAATCAAATTAGAGGAGAAAAAGGTGGAACTATTACGGGACGATTCTCAATGTCTAATCCAAATTTACAACAAATTCCAGCCAAAGGTTTTATTGGTAAAAATATGCGAGCACTATTTCTTCCTGAAGAAGGATGCTCGTGGGGTTCTTTCGATTACTCTCAACAAGAGCCAAGAATCGTTGTTCATTATGCTTTGAAATTGAAAATGAAAGGGACAGAAGAAGTAGTTGAATCTTATCAAGAAGATCCGAACGCAGATTTTCATCAAATCGTAGCAGACATGGCTAAAATACCACGGATCACGGCTAAAACAATTAATTTAGGTTTATTTTATGGCATGGGTAAAAATAAATTGGCCCAACAACTTAATCTTGACTATACAGAAGCAAAAGAATTATTTGATAAATACCATCAGAGAGTTCCTTTTGTAAAACAACTTTCTTCTAGCTTACAAAAATACGCTGAAAGAAATAAATTTCTTTACACACTGGAAAATAGATTTTGTCGTTTTGATAAATGGGAACCCATTCGTAAGAAATGGAACCCTAAAGAGAAAAAATTTGTAATCAAAGTAGAAGAAGATAAAAAAGATAAGGATGGTAAAGTTGAGAAAAATAAGGATGGAAAAGTAAAGAAAATCCAAGTAGAAAAACCTGTACCACTATTGTCTGAAGAAGATGCTAAAATTCATTATAAGTCTGAACTATCTGATAAAGGATATCCTCCTGATAAAGAATGCGAAAATTTTGAAAACTTTTATCGTCCTGCGTTTATATACCGAGCATTAAACAAATTAGTTCAAGGAGGTGCTGCAGACATGACCAAAAAAGCAATGGTCTTGTTATATAAGAAAGGTATTTTACCTCATATTCAAATTCATGATGAATTATGCATTTCTATAACTGATAAAGAGCAAGCTGAGAAGATAAAGGGGATTATGAGAGAGGCAATTAAACTTGAAATCCCTAATAAAGTAGACTATGAATCAGGACCCAATTGGGGTAATATCAAACCCGAGTAAAATTAGGAGGAACTATGGAAAAAGTGAAACAACTTTGGACATTAGCAAAAGCTAATCCCAAAATATCTGCCGCTATCGTGGTAGTTATTGTTGCTATCTATTTTTTAGCAACGTAGGACTATATGTTACATGGCTTACTTGAACGCAAACATTCCTGCCACGTATGCGCAGGTAAGAAGAGAATATCTCTATGACCTTAAAGAACACCATGGAGAAGTGGAAGACTGCCTACTTTTTGGGATTGCATCGATTACAGGGCGTCCGATACTCTTTCATGCAATTATGGAAAATGGAGCTGTATTCTACCGTTTGCCGATCTCTGCATTCATACAAAGAGGATTTAAAGCAAGTGAGGTTCCTCGGCTGCGACTTGATGAGTTGGAGTTATGGAATTGCTTTAGTTACTATCCTAGCATTACTTCTTTTGATGTCTTGGACGGTCAGTCCGGTAAATTCCTAGGTAAAGATAAAAAATGGCGCGAGGGTGCGTACCTTTTCACGGTTGACTGGGGCCATCCAGAGAGTAATATAGTCGATACAGATCATTCGGAAATCCCGCACGAACATAAGTGCGCGCACATAATGGCCTTGGATGATGGGAATTATGCAGCACAACCTAACAACAGACTAATCTGGAGCATTCCCTCTTTCACGGTGAAGGATGAAATCCCTTTTGATTGGAAGGTACAAACTTCTGAATGGAATGTAGAAGATAGTAGTAAATGGAAAACGGAAGATACTGATAAGTACTTCTACGGAATTGAGGAAAAGGAAAAAACTACATCTGAACTTTTAAAAGAAGGTATGGATCTACAAATAAAATTGGAGGAAGAAAATGAATAAATGGTGGAAAAAATTTAAAGAATGGTTCTGGAAAGATTTTTATGGAAGGGACTAAGTGTAAGCACTGTAACTGTAATTGCCACTGTTCTTTAAAAGAACATAGCGATCTGTACGGTGTATGCAGTTGTAAAGGCTGCGAACATGAGTTAGAAGAGTGTGAAACATGTCAATAGACGAAGAAAAAACTTGCAATATGCATACCAAAGAAAAAGAAAAATCAGGTACATGTTGTCAAATAAAAAACGAAGAAGAAAAAACAGAGGAGCCAAATGAATAAATTATATTTAGTTCTTGCACTATTATTTGCATTAAGCGCCTGTTCGGTAGGCAAAAAATGTACCTATACACAAGATGGAACGAAACTCTCATCTTATGTATGGTTTTTTAATGGTGACAAGCCAATTGATTTAGACAAAAACAACTGTACTTAAGGGTTTATGGAAATTGATGAAGTATTTATTTACATTTTTAATACTGACACTATTGGTGTGTTCAACAAGTGCCTACGCTGCAGAAACGCAAACGAACGTTTCAGGCAGTAATACAAGTATTGAAGGAGGCTATACCGGAGGAGCTACAACCTATGAATCTGGATCTGAATCTACTTCAACTACAAATTCTACAAGCAATTCAAATATAAGATCAGCTCCACCAACAGCAGGAGCACCTTCTTATAATTCTATGACACAAGATGTATGTGCCGTAGGAGCATCCATGGGAGTACAAACATTTGGTGTGGGCCTTTCAGGTGGAAAACATTTTATTGACAAAAATTGTGAACGATTAAAGCTAGCTAGAATACTTAATGACTTTGGTATGAAAGTAGCAGCCGTTGCTATTCTCTGTCAAGATGAGCGCGTTTTTGAGAGCATGATACAGGCGGGCACTCCATGCCCAATCGACGGCAAAATCGGAAAAGCTGCCCAGGCTTTATGGAACAAATATGACTTTGAAAGACCAGATTATAAAGCGTATGTTAAGCGTATGAAAAAAAGAGAAAAGGTAGCACCTACTCCTAACGCCATATCTTTAAAAGAAGTGGATAAAGTCACATGGACAGAACCAAAATAAAAAATTTTATAATTACTTTTTTTGTTTGTTATCTAATAGGTGCATGCGCTTTTAATAAAGTTATTGCAGAAGATAACGACACAGGATTCTCATCTAACATATTACCTAATGCTGGTACTACAACATCAAGTTTAAGTAATGCTGGTCTAGATGGTGTTCAATCAGGGTCCACAGGTAATCTAACTAACAACTCAACACACAATGGGTTTACTATTACTTGCGATACGCAGGTTAGCAGTGCGTGTGGTGTTGCATTTAGTGGAGAACTAGAAGCTAGTCATGACATGACAGTTACAGCAACAGGTTCTTTAGTAGGAATTTCAGGAACAAGTACTCCTGATGGAGTATCTCACACCTCAACACAATTAAAACTTAATGGTGGAATAGGGATAACCAGTAATGTATCTGTACAAAACTGTGAATGGAGTGGTTCTAGTTATCAATGTGGTAATTCTGTAGGTGTCGCTGATTCTTATACTATTACTATGAAAATTAAAAATTCCGATGGTGAGGTTTTAGCTTCATCTACAAAAATAAGAACAACAGATGCTGGTTACAATGCCAATGCACGTACCTTTGATGACAGCTTAAATTATAATGGTGTTCATGCCAACACTTATGAATGGTCCTGGAAAGGTGTTGATGGATCCGAGAGTACTAGTGTCATAACACGGGGACCAAACTTATTAGGTGCTGAACTAGAGTTAGCTTTTCCAACAGATGATTATGAACCATTGAGTGCCACTGAAATTGAAACGATAAACGAAGCTCTAGGTACAGCTAACTTAAATGAAAGTCAGATCTGGGATATCGTATCAGGTTTAGAGGAAAGTATTGGTGAAACATTAAACTTAGAAACAGGTGGAGCAGTTACAGGTGTAGAATTTAATGAAGAAACATTTGAAGTAATTGTATACACAGCTCCAGGCGCCAGTGTTGAAGAGGTAGCGCAGGTTCAAGAATTAGTTCAAACCATGACCGAAACTAAAACTGTTGAGACATTAAAAACAGAAGTTATAAAAGAAGTAATTGAAGAAGCTAAAGAAGAACTAACATCTGGACCTCAACCCATGTTGCTAGAAGAAACACCCAAGGAAGAGGAGCCCAAAATTACCAAAGCCCCTCCAGGGATGACAGGAAAAAAAGAAGAAAAGAAACCCACTAAGATGGTACAAAAAGGACCAAACAATGAAGAAAAAAAAGAAGAAGCTAAAGAAGAGAAACCTGCTAGCGAGACTACTAGCGAGTCCACTACTGAGACAGCAAATAGTCAAGAGCAAGAAGGTGTACAATCGGAAAAAACTCAAGTTGCCAAGCTTGAATTGGTAATGAAAAAAGTAGATGCCAAAGTAAAAAATCCAATAAAAAATTTAGAAATTAAAAACTTAATAAAATTAGATATTATGATAGGTGATAAGGATGCACTATTGATGTATCAAAATGCACTATTTTATAAGCCAAAAGACATCTATTTAGAGCAGTTAAATATATTTGATCCTAGGCAGATTTATGATAGTGTGAATCTCGCGAGCTATATCAAGACGGATAAGGTCGCAATCAAGGCGAACGCCTTGCACGAAATCAATCTCAAAAAACAGAGACTATTAATAGAATTGGAGCAACTAAAAAATGGGAAAATTTAAGTTAAAAGATCAACTAGCAGGGATTGCTGCGCTGATAGCAGCTATTGTTGCTATTGGTGGTGGTTTTGTGAAGTATGGTGAAGTCATGACCAGACTTGATGTATTATCCGAGCAAACTGGCCCTGATCTTACACCGTTAGCACGAGCGATTGGTGATGCTAAAAAAGGTGTGAGTAATAATCAACAGGCAATTACAATTACTACTGAAGATGTTCTAGAGAATGTAGGTGAAATTAAAGTTTTACAAAAGGAAATAGAATTAATTAAACTTCAAATAGAAGAGATAAAAGTAAGTACAACGAATCCACTATCAACAAACTAATTTATGAAACTCGGTCCAGAGCAAAACGTTCAGATGCCGATGAAGACCGTGATCTCTTTAATTATAATGGTCAGTCTAGGCACGATGGGCTACTTCCAGATTCAAGAGAAACTCAACCAACACGACACTCTTCTGCAAATGCATACCAAAGACTTGGATCAAAATTCAGAATTTAGGATCAAATACCCCAGGGGTGAGCTGGGCCAGTCATCAGGAGAATCCGAGCTTTTCATGTTAGTGGAGCATATGGCTGGACAAATTACAAAGATGGAAGAGCGAATGGAGGACATGATGTCAAATTCCGTTAACATCGAGCGTTTACAAAAAGATGTGGAAAAAGTCTTAAGTGATATTGAAAAATTAAAAGATAAGCAAAGAACGTTTGCAAATGGAAATCATAAAAGCCAATGATCGAAACTGTAACAGCATTATTATTATTTTTAAACGGAACAATGATCGAGCATGTTTACAAGCCCGATCTTAGTTCATGCCTCAAGTCCAAGCGCATAGCTTCTCGTGAATTAAATCCTGAGCGCGTAATTTTTAGCTGTAAAGTTATTAAAGCAAAAGTAGAGTTGGATGATCAAGCCAAATATGGTAAAAGAATTATAAAGGTATTAGATGAATAAACTACTTATATTAATTCTTACACTTTTCTTAACAGCATGTATGATGCCAGGCAGTGCTAGTGGTGAAGATAAGGTAGGTCAGGGAGATGTGGTTGATTTAACTAATTCTAAACCTAAAGAAGGTATTGTTTTTGCTGTTTGTATTTTTGCCATGGGTGAAGATGGAACTAAATATTTAGTGGACCACCGTCATGCGGAAAACATGGGTGAATGTATTAAAAAACGTAGAGAAGCGGTCAATAAATATAAAGACCCTAAACATAGAGAACTCATGGGTGGTACAAGATTTATGTTTATGTGTGATAAGGTAAAGGCTGAAGTTGAAATTTTAGAAGATGGTACTTGGCACATTAACAAAATACTAGGAAAATATGAACCAGCCTATAAAAAGAAAAAGTCGTACAACTAATCCTATAGGAGGAAAAAAATATGTTTGGAGGAGGCAGATTCGGCGGGGGAATGATCTTTAAAACCCAAGTGGTGAATGGGACATGTCCCATGTGTGAAGCCAAATCTGTTTTTATATCTCTATCTCCTGAATTTTTTCGTTGCACTACTTGTGGAGGGGATCTTGAGCAAAAGGTGAATGGAGTTATTCAATATATTCCCGCCTCAACTCCAGGGGACAAGGTACCTGTTCTTGAAACCATAGAAGATGGCCCGCAAAAAGCCTAGGGCTTTTGGGTACGTCCACATCAAACAAAAGCCACGCAAACGACCCGGACGTCATTCTAAAAGACCTAATAAACAGAACAAGCGTAAGAAGTCACGCGGTCAAGGTTAACAACCTTTACAAATAGTAAAACATTTATTTACAAAACATTACGAATTAACCGCTGATACCAACGTTTTTTCTTGCAACCCCTCTGGTTGTAACGTATGTAAATTATATGGAAGATCCACACCCTCATTCAAATTGCGTAGTTCACGAAGATGATGTTGATTGGGGTGGTCATTCTGCTATAATTCCGACCAATGAAAGTGATAATGATTCTAGCAACGGGAACACTCCTTACTTTCCCTACGATCGAAAACATTAAACCCGACTGTTTTAGTCAGGGTCACGCGGTTCTTGAAAAACTAGCCACGTACCACGGACCTGAGGAAAAAGGTAAAGATCAGGGATGGTATTTAAACGACAAGCCCATTCAAGTTGGGGGATGGTATTGTGAAAACAAACATTAAAAATTATATTAAAATTTTTGATAATAAATTTTTCTCAAAACAACAATGCCAATTGATTATTAATTCTTTGGATGATTCTACAAGACACACACATGTATTTTATGAAGCCCAAACTAACAAGAGAAAAAAAACAGGTAGTGATCCTCAAGTTTCTTTATTAAAAAATGAAAAAAGAGGATCCATAGGAAATTTAATTCAAAGCCAATGGTATAAAGTTATATGCGCCTATGTTCTAGAGTGGATAAATAAAAAAGAAAAGATGAAATGGTTTGGAGGTTTTACCGGTTATGCTTTTCCCAAATTTCTAGAGTATAACAAGGGTACCTTAATGAAACAGCATTGTGACCATATATATGACTTATTTGAAAGCCCCGGAAAACCAAGAGGAATACCCATTTTATCCATTATAACAGCATTAAATGAGGACTACGAGGGCGGAGAAATTATCCTGTGTGAAAAGTATAAGTATAAATTAAAAACTGGAGAAACATTGATCTTCCCTAGTAATTTTTTATACCCCCATGAAATTAAAAAAATAACTAAAGGAACCAGACACTCCATGGTGTCCTGGGTATACTAATAAACCTATCCTTAAGGGAGATAGGATAGGTATAAAGGTGAGGGTGTAAAATTAACACATTTCTGCCACAATTGTCAATAAGTCCTTTTTCATCTTGACAGCAGCTTCGTAAAATCCTATATTCTACTCTAAAAAGGAAAGAATATGACAGACATTAGTAAATATCGAAACGTATCTTTAACACATGATACCTATAACACATTAGTGAGGCTATCAAAGACTTTATTGCCGGATGCTAAATTATCCATCAGTAAAACCGTTGAAGCACTAGCAAATGAGAAAGATAAAAAGTTAAATGGGAAGAGCCGTAAATAGTTTTAGCAGTTTAGTAGGACACGCAGAAGAAACACTTAGTGATCACAAAGTAACCATTCCGGAAAAAGATCTCTGGGTTGCTGTCTTATGCAGAGCCGTCTTAGACGCCTGTAAAGGTCCTCCTGATTTAGACATGACCAGGAAGGCTAACAAATCCCATAAAACTTTATATAACTTTAACCGTGAAGCAGCGCGTCATTTTTTTATGGAGGGGGGTTATCACTTCAATCTTATATGTGAAATGGCTGGACGCAATCCTGCTTACGTTCAAAACAAAGTTAGAAAAGTAATTTTAAAAAACAATGGATGGAATGTAGATGTTCCAATTACTTCTCATTATAGACAAGGTTCTAAACGTGGGAAAAGAAGAGGACGTAGAAAAACGAAACACTTAACGGGGAATGCTTATTATGCTGCAAAAGCAGGCAGAGAAATGAAAAAGAAGAACCTTTACTACCAAGGCATGGGCGCTAAGGGGGGTAGACCAAGGATTTATAATGGGATATAAAGCGATCTGCGACAATTGTAAAGGAAACGGATATATTTATGTTACTGATACAAAGAAACAAACAGAAGTTAAACAGTGTTGGACATGTGAATCCCAGGGCGAGATCAATTGGTCTCAAGCTCAGGTTGATGATCTTATTTACAACACTTATTTTCGTAAGCAGCTGCACTGAATTTGCACTCATTATGAGTGGATCAAGTATTGCCATAAGTCAGAATGCTTACGTGAAAGCCTATAATAGTGTGGACGTACTAACCATTATGCATTCAGACAAAAGTATAAAGAAACATATTTATGATAAAGGAAAAAAACATGTACAAACCCTTACCCGAATCACTAACCGTTAAACAAAGTGGTATTAATGGTTTAGGACTCTTTGCTGATCAGAAGGTCATGCAAGGAACCAATTTCGGTGTGTCTCATTACAAATTCAACGGTGATATTATCCGCACTCCTCTTGGAGGATTCATCAATCATTCTAACACTCCGAACGTCGTTAAGGTCGAACTTAAAGATAATAAATATAAAAAATGGAACCTAGTTACTCTCAAAGACATTGAAAAAGGGGAAGAGGTAACCATACGTTATACGTTTTATAATATATGAACAGTTTTTTTATTATTATATTTGCGTCACTGGGGGCGATGGTACTTTTATCCCTCTTTATGCTTTATACTATATGAACGAAGTTAATTATAATTTTTATCATTGGGGTCGATCAAGACTCACGTGTCGATTACTTTTCAGGAAAGAAGCATAACCCATGAGATATGAATACACCATCACCAAAGAGGGTGGCGAAGCCGAGATCATAAAAGAAATGAGCTGGAAAAAATTATTTAAAAAATTACTAATGAAGTATCCCAAGTTTAGTGGTTGGTGTACCTATATTAATAAGAAAGGACACATCCAAGTACGAAATTTTAATGATGGGAAAGAAACGAAAAAATTATGAAAAATAAAGAAGAAGATGAGTACAAGGTCTATGACGAACTGTTCCAGAAAGCGATCGCTCTGATTCAGGATCATCCTCCCGAGTTGGTGGCAGGAACCCTGATGGCCATTGCTCAACGACTCTATAAAACTCATCTCAGTGAAAGTGAATATCATCAGATCATGACTCTAGCGACCACAACCGAGGTTGAGCCCTACGAGGTTAGCAAGGAAAGGCTCCATTGAAAGACCGGATCTTATATTTTATTGAAGAATGGGCCGAGAAGCTTCATGCATGGGCTTTTAATAAACGCTATAAACGACTAAAGAAACGTGCAAAGGATCCGAATGAATGGATCAAGGGTTATAAAGAGTGGAAGACGCGCTATGAAAAAAAATACTAAATACAATTATGTCCGTGGTTCACGGTCCACGGATCACGGCACACGGACCTATCAGGTCAGTGGATTTAACTTGCCTTCTGTTACAACCATCCTTAATAAGACCAAGGATCAAAGTTTTTTAACCAAATGGAAAGACCGAATCGGTCATGACGAAGCGCAAAGAATATTCAACCTATCTAGTAAGCGGGGCACTGCCATGCATAAGTTCTTGGAGAAACATATCGAAGGGTATGGGTACCAGGACCTTACGGACATTGGTCGTCAAGCAGCTCCGATGGCTAAGAAAATTATTGACGTAGGACTCGCACCGGTATCTGAATACTATGGGAGTGAAGTGACTCTATACTATCCGGGTCTTTATGCGGGGACCACGGATCTTGTGTGTAGGCACAACGGCATGGACACCATTGCAGATTTTAAACAGTCAAATCGCCCAAAAGAAGAAGAATGGATTGAGGATTACTATCTGCAGATTGCAGCATATGCCATGGCTCATGACTATATTCATGGCTCTAACATTGAACAAGGCATCATAATGGTATGTACTCCTGACCTATATTACCAAGAATTCAAGTTTTCCGGGCTTATTTTAAGGGACTGGAAACATAAATTTTTAAAAAGATTAAATGAGTATTATGAAATTATAAAAGAACCCCCTGTAGATCAAAAAGAATTATTAGCAGAATTTGAAGAAAACAAAATTAAGGAGGACAAATGAGAGAAGCAGGCACAATGAGGGAAAGAATTTATAAAGCCCTAGTTGCACACTATACAGCTGAACAAGAAACTGCGTTGGTTAAGATCGATGCACTCTTAAAAGGAGATGTTATACCAGGACACACGGCTTTGACGGAAGATATTGATAAGCTCCTAGGTAAAGTAGCTGATGCAGCTGAAAAGATGGCAACATTAAAACGTTATTACGGAATGAATTAGGTCAATTGTGTCCGAAATATGGCAAAGATAGAGGTGTCGAATTGGTGTCGGCGAGGTGTCGGCGAGGTGTCGGCGCCGACACCTAAAGTGTCGGCAAATGCCTTTTTGGGTCAAAGTTACCCCGAATTGCCGACACTGCCGACACTTTGCCGACACCCTGCCGACACCAATTCGACACTTACTAATTTCGACTATTCGTCTACTCTAACAACGATAATAGGAGATTATTTTTAAAAGCCGACACTTTGACTGGATTTTTTAGCGCAAATGAAATAAAAATATTTTCTGTATATAGGTGTCGGCAATTGAATTGAGGCAAAATTATGGCAAAGAAACGTAAAAAAACTAAATACCGTCACGTGGTGATCAATAAGAAAAAATATTATTTTTATAAGATCTCCTGGGTGGATATTACAGCGGATGGGGGACACGCTACCGCTGAGGAGTTTGATAAGTTTGAGTGCTCAAAGCTTATTTCGTTTGCGTACATCTATAAACGTACTAAGAAATTCATTTGGACTTTTGCGAGTTATGATTCGAAGGACGAAGCTTATTCAGATAGGAATATCTTTCCTATAGGTGTTATAACTGCTATAGAGAAGAGAAATGTTTAGTGAAGATATGAGTGAAGAAGATCTAAGCGAAGACATGTATAATATATGGAAGGAGGATTTAATGGCTAAAAAGAAAAAAGTTAAAGCTAAGAAGAAAAAGAAAAAAGCTAAAGCTAAGAAGAAAAAGAAAAGATAGTGTTTAATCCGGATAAGGTAATAATTATATCTTTACTACTACTGACTGTGGTATTGACTTATTGCCTTGTCTTGAACCTTTACTAGATGGTAGCTTTTTGGTTTTGCTTTGTTTTATTTTTAATTTTTGTTTGGGTAGTTTTTCATTGGGAGGAGTAACATTTAAAATCGGTGCGTAATCGTCTAAAATTTGTTTCATTTTCGCTTCTAGTTCTTGCTCTGACATATCTTCTAATTTCCCATGTTTTATTATTTTTCGTTCTATGTATAATCCTGCTGCCTTGCCTCGATTTGTTTCTGCGTTTACTGCAGAGGAGAAGCTCCCTTTCTTTAAAGCGAGTTCTTTTATCCGAGCAAGTTCAGCCACATGTTCATCATAACTCACAGCGAACTTCTTAAGTCTTTCTTCTTTGAGTTTACCTACATACTGTACTACTAAAGGACTGAGTCTAGGATTCAGGAGTTCTGATCCTTCTGATCTTGCCCTCTTAGAACTATAGCCAGCCGCTATGGCTGCTTCACCTTGAGTCATAGGTCCATCTACTCCTCCGAATACTACGAACTCGGCGAATCTCATTTGCATTTCAGTTAATCTCTTAGGAACACCCATATTGACAATTTAAGGTAACATTGATAAAAAGTCAATGTGAAAGAAGGGAAATGTATTATGGGAGAAATGAGAAAAGATAGAGAAAAAATTACAGATACAAGTGTTTTGATTGATACTTATGAGAAGGAGATATGGAAGTTGAAAGAATTATTGTCTCGAGCTTTGCAAGATACTAGTACGCTGGAAGGAACGAAGAGAATTGTAATAGATCTATCCAAAGAGAAGATTGAATTAAGAAAAGAGATTGATCGAGTTAAGAAAGAAAATAATGATTTATATAATAGGATTGCTGATGCTCTTGAAGTCAACGAGTCCCATCAAAAACTTAACGGAAAATTACAAGAAAGATTGACAGAGTTAGAGGAAGAGCATAAGAAGATGCACGATCATTTAGACAGACAAGTTGAGAATGCTCGAAAGTCAGGAATGTAATGAGGGTCAAAGACCTACAAGAATTTTTATCTACTTTTACTGCGGCCGATAGTAAGGGCGTTCGTCAAGGCAACGCTGTTTCTAATGCAGTTATTATGGTTGAACATAATAGTCACCTTCATGAAATTAGACGGATGGAAGTGCATGAACATGCTGTTCCAATCATAGGTCATCAAGGTCATAGTGCTCATAGATTAGTTTTAAAAACCGTACAAGAATCTCCACTTATTCTTCCCACCAAGCTTAAAGATGACTACTAATGTTCCTTTAAAAAACAAATGGCTCCTGAACGTAAATTATACCAAGATCTTAAAAAAAATACCAAAGGAATTATCTGGAATCGCATTGAAAACCTTAGCTTACTTGGTATGCCTGATGTGTTGGGCTACAATAATTCTGGGAAGTTTTTCACTGTTGAATTAAAAGTCGCAAAGGGAAACAAAGTTCGTTTCTCACCACACCAAATTGCCTTCCATAAATCACATCCAAAGAATACATTTATCTTAGCCCGGACCCTCGGTCCGTGCTCCTTGAAACTTATTCCAGGAGCCATGGTCCATGAGTTATGGTCCGTGGGCCACGGAGCTTGGAGCTCAATTACTTGGCTTGAAATTCAGAAAACTTTTGAAGCTTGAGGCTTGAAGCTTGGCGCTTGGGCCTTACGGCTTGACGCTTGCAGCTTGCACCTTTTAGCCGGTAGCCATGGGCCTTGGCCCACGCTTCATGGAGCTTTTTTATTTTAGTGTTTTGCATATGTCACGTTTTGGATGTCTCTAGACCAGCATGCGCGGCAGCTCTTACACTTGCCTCCCTGATCTGGGGCCGGGCAGGTCTTAGACTGAGTCGACACGGTCGACGTCCAGGGCCACCAGCTCGGGGCCAGACCGTCAACCTTCGTTGCGGAGATTCTTATGATTAAATT